TCCAGCCCTTGGCAAGCGCGTCAGCCGTCGAACTGACTTCCATCGAGCCACCGTTGGGATTGGGGACTAAGACCATGGCGGCCTCCTAGTACTGCACGCCGTGGCGCGCGGCGGCATTTGGATACAGGGCCGCCACGTCGGCGGGTGTGCCGGGCACCGCCTGCGAGGCGGCCCTGACCAGACCGCTGACATTCGAGGGACCACTGCCGTACACATCCTGGGCGCCGCCCACGGTGCGGTTGCTGAAACCCTGCAGTGGCTGCACGCTGGGGTCGAGCCCCGTCCCGGCCACGCCTGGGGCCACGACCGGCGCCGGGGTGCCCGCGCCGGTGCCGCCGATGTTGATCGTGATGGTGTGACCCGTCGAGTCGGTGGTCGGCGATGCGTAGTTCTGCGCACCCTGTGCGGCGCCGCCCTGTGCCAGACCACCGATCGGTGCCCCTGATGAGCCTGGCGTGGGGTACAGATTCATCCCGCCCAGGTTCGCCCCGCCCTGCGCCAGACCCCCGTAGGTCGTCTGCGCAAACGCCGGTGGCGGTGGCTTGGCGGCGGCCGTGGTCGCGACGGCAGGGCCGCCCGCGTTGAGCTGCTGCTGGGCCTGGCTGACCATGTTGCCGATCGGGCTGGGATTCGGGTTCGGGCCAGTCCCCAGGTAATCCGTGGGTGTGGCGGGCGCCACCTGCTGCGACTTCAGGTAGTCCTGAGCCATGCCCATCATGGCCAGGTAGGCGCGGCCGCTGGCATCCGACCCTGGCTGGCCGTTCTTGTTGAGGTCGCCGAACATGGTGCCGGCGCCACCCATCAGGGTGCCGTAGGTGCTGGCCAGACTGTCGCGGTTGGTGACGTCCTGGCCGCGTGCCGTAAGGGCGTCGGCGGCCTGGCGGGTGGCGATCTCGTACGGGGTGGTGCCGCGCTGAGCGGCGGCGATCATCTGGTCGCCGTCCTGGGGTGTCATCTGGCCCGCGGCGATCAGGTCGTGGATCTGTTTGATCTTGTCCTGCAGCCCGTACAGGATCGGTCCCTGCAAGCCCTGCTGCACCGTGGCGTTGCTGGCGGCCGTGGCGGCCTGGGTGCTGGCCAGGGTGGCGCCCTGCTGAGCGACCGCGCCGGGGGCCAGGGCTTTCGCCTGGGCCAATGCCTGCTGCGCGGTGTCGTTCGCGGTCTGCGCCGTGTCCAGCGCGTTCTTGATGGCTTGCTGGGCCTGGGCATCGGACGGTGCCTGGCGAGCTCGACGCTGGGCATCCTCCAGGTTGGCCTTAGCCACGTCAGCATTGGTCTGTAGCGTGGTCAGGTTGGCCGAAGCGGTGGCGGCCGCGTTGGCCGCCGTGGCCGCGTCGGTCGCCTTCTGGCCCGTGGTGAGACCCTCGTCTGGTGTCTTGGGCGGCACGTACGCCGGGTTTTTGACCGGCTTGCCGTTCTCGTCATAGACGTACTCGGACGTGGGCACCGCGCCACCGACGTTGGCCGGTTTCGGCGGGTCGTAGGCGGGGTTGTCGACCAGCACCCCGTTTTTCAGGATCATGCGCGACGTGGGCGCGGCCGTGATCTTGTCGTCGGCTCCGGCGGCGCCCTGCACGTCGACCTTGGTGATGGGCGTGCTCTTGTCCAGGGTCCACCCACCCTGGCCATCGGCGATCTCGCGGATCGTGACCAGGACGTTGCCGCTGGTGGTGTCGAGGCGGTCGCGGGTGGTGCCCTTGGGCTGGTAGACCTTGGCCTGAACGGCGGCCTTGTCCGCGTCCGAGATCGCGTTCTGGTAGGCCGCCTCGGAGGTGGCCGACCGTTTGGCCGCGGCGTCGAGCTGCTTGGCCAGACTGGCGTACTCGTTCTCCCTGGGGCCGCCCGTGGCCTTGTCACTGGCCGGGATAGCCTCCATCGCGGTGTTGATGCGATCCCAGTCGGCATTGGCGGCGGCGAGGGTGTTGGCCGCGGTGTCGATCGACCGCTGGTACGGGTTGTCAGGCACCGCTCATCTCCATGGCCATGGGCTCGGGTGTGGTTGGCTCAGGGGTTGGCGGCGCCTGAGCGGCGATACGCGCGGCGCGCTGGGCCAGTTGCACGCTCCGTTCGGGTGTGGTCACCCCCAGCATCAGCAAGGCCGAACGATGCGGGTACGCCTTGTCCAGGGCTGACCTTTCAGCCATCTGGTGGGCCTGCTGGATCTTGTCGAGCCGGTCCTGGGGCGCGAGGTTGGGCATCTGGGAGATCTCGTTCATGAGCGACTCGAGGGCCAGGTCGTGCAGTTGCCAGTACACGAACGGGGCGCGATCGCCGAAGGGTGAGAACGTCCACATATCGCGCACCTGGTCCGTGCTGGGCTCCTGCGTACCTGGCGGGGGCTCATCCAGCGCGTCGACGATGTGCTGGGCCTTGTCGTTGAGCATCTCGACGATCATGGTTGCCCTGCGCTCGAGCGTGTTCGGGATCTTCGAGTAGTCGGTCGTGGGCATCAGGGCGTGGAGGTCTGCGCACCGGTGCCGGTGGCCTGTACGACTTTGGTCTGTTCCCCAGGGTTCACCGCGGCCGCCGTCATGCCGCCCAGAGCGCTCGCGGCCTGGTTGGGCATCTGTGGCTGCGGCACGCCGTTCTGGCCCATGCCCGGCTGGGGTGCCGTGGGCATACCAGCGGGCTGAGCGGGGATCGCCTCGGTGGGCGTACCGCCGGCACTGAGGGTGCCCGCGGCTTGCAGGCCCTTGATTTTCTGAGCCATCTGGTCGCCCTGGATACGGGCTATGAGAAGGGCCAGTTCTTTCTGGCCGTCGGGACTGTCGACGTACGCCTCGGCCGCGATCGTGTCCAATGCCTGTTCTGGCTGCGGGTCGCCATAAAAATCGCTCCGCCATTCTGCTTTTCCGATCAGGCCCATCTGCTGCCAGCCCACCCCCGCCTGGGCTTTGGGCAGGTTGCTCCCCTTGGCGGTGGGCTGTTCCACGTCCACGCGGTAATCGCCCATCAGATCCTTGGCACTGAGCTCGACGTAGGTCTGCTCGGTGCCCTGGTCGGTGACGTGGCAGTACACCGGGATGGGGCCGCCCGTGGCCTCGGACAACGCCGCGCACTGCTCGAGCAACGATTCGGCGACGAGCTGGTAGGCCTGCAGGGCGCCCGCGGTGATCTGGCCCAGGATCGTGTCGGCACTGGCCAGACTGGTGGTCTGGGCAATGCTCGAGGCGTCGGCACTGGTCCTGACGCGCTGGCTTTCGTCGAACTGGGCGACCAATCCCTGCAGGTACTCGAGGATTTTCCAGGCGTCGTTGCCGACGCCCTGATGCACCAGTGAGGTCGGCTCGCCGAGCAGCAGGTGGATGGCATCGTCTTTGAGGTCGAACTGGGTGGGCTTGCCCATTTCGACCCACGCCTCGAGCATGGCGGGATTGAGCTGAATGCCCCAGCCGCCGTAGCCGGTGCGGTAGTTGTGCTCGACGATGCCCGCCAGAGAGCGGTTGGCCGCGCCCATGATGCCACGGAACGGGGCAAGCAACGGGATGCCGCGTTTATCGGGATCCTTTTCATGGGCGCGGTGCCAGCCGTAGAACACGCCAGCCGGCAGGGCCTGGATGCCGTACAGGTCTTCCATGTCCAGACCGAGCTGGGCGGGGTTGCCGCCCATGGTGGCCGTGTACTGGGTGCCGTCCATGCCCACGATCTGGTACACGATGTGCCAGGGGTTACTGCTGTGGAGCTCGTACAGCCAGTACGTTTTGCCAGAGCCGTCGACGTTGGATTCGTGCGCGCCGCCGCTCGAGTACGACCACCACTCGAACCCCTGCGTTTTGAGGTGGGTGGCTGAGCAGACCGACCGGATCAGGACAGTGTCCAGTCGGCCGCTCAACGGGTTGCGGCCCAGGGGGAGGTACTCCGGGGCCGACAACACCCTCACCACGAACGGCCAGCGGCGGGCCTTGTAATCCTTGGCGTACGCCTTCTGGGCCGCGGTGGACTTCCCGGTGCTCGGCCGGTAGCCCTTCTTGGAACCCGTCTTCTCGGCGTACTCTTCGGGGTCCAGGTTGTTGGCGTTGCGCGACCACTCGCCGCGGATGTCGCCCTGGTCGTCGTACAGCGCGAGCAGCCCACTGTAGTGGGATGGGGCCGGCTGCACGAGGACGGCGTACTCGGCATCGCTGGTACCGTGGGCACACAGCACCTCCCAGAGTGGCTCCCCGTCGATCTTGATCTTGCTCTTGAAGGCTTCCTGCAGCCAGATCTCGACGTCGCTGGCCGTACGGGCGGCGCGTGAGCCGGAGCCGAGGGGCGTGCGCACCAGGGCGGGCTGGCGGCGGGCCACGAACGAGGCCACGTCTTGCGGCATGGTGGTGGCGTTGGGGAGCTGCAGGGAAAAACCCTGGCGGCGGCCGTCGGTGGTGGGGACACTGGGGGCACGATTCTGCAGGGACCACTGGGCACAATCGGCGATCAGGTCGCGTGACTGCTGGAAGCGGGACGCGTTTTGCGTCCACAGGGTGACCAGGTCTTTGGCCTGGTTGTAGTCAGAGTCGGAGGTGGTCATCAGACCGCCGCCTCAAGTTGGGCAGTATTGGCAGATTCGTTGCCCCACACGTCCCAGCCGAGCCGATGACGCCGGCTGAAGAGTTCCATGTAGGGACCGGGTGAGACTTGTTCGATCCAGTCGATGAAAATGTCCGGCTTCTGGGAGTGAGTCTTACTTGCGGCGTGCCTGATTACCGCACTCGGGAGACGAGCTAACCGACGCGGATCACCACGTGTACCGACCAGCAGAAATTCGGAGTTCGGGGCCACTGATCCGCTGAGGGAATCGGCCTTGTCCCAGGTAAGTGTCTGCCGATAACGAAAGCCCCAGGCCGCCATCACGGTCAGCGCATCCGGCAGATACCGATTAGTTGCCCACAGAAACAGTCGGGCGTCTGGTTCAGACAGAGCGACGACAGGGAGTGCGCAGATGTCTGCCACCCGCATAGAAGGGTACGGCAGCACATACCGCCTGGTCGGCCCGGTCCACTTGCCAGGGGTTCGCGACTCGGTCGCGAACCCATCGTCGTACTGCCATGGCGGATCGGCCACGATGGTGCGGTACTTCATCGGCGGATGCCGAACATGCCCTCGAGTTTCGGATCGAGGCGGGGCGTGCCGTTGCCGGTGTGGCGCACGATGGGCAGCGTGTTGCTGGCGAGGTCGGCGAGGTCGTGCGCGCGGGCTCGAGTAGCCAGGTGGTCGACGGCCATCTGGGCCGCGCCAGACAACGCGTCCACCTGGTCGTCGTGTGAGCTCAGGGGAAAGCCAAGGGCCTCGGCCTCGAATTGAGAAAACCAGGGGGCGGCGCGATCGGCGTACAGCAGGCCGGCTTCGCCGCGGCCGGCCGGCAGGTAGGCTCGAGCGACCTTGTCACCCAGGGGTTTCACGGCCTGCACGCGGGCGGAGGCGCGCTGTGCGAGACGCTGGACGATGTCGGCGATGGCGGCCTGGCGGAAGGCGACCTCTTCGACGCCGACGGCTGACGGGCGCCACAGCGCGATTCTGGCCAGCATGGCCGCTTCAAGGTCGGCGGGGGTGAGTCGGGCGCGGAACAGCTCGAGCAGGAACATGCGGCCGTCGGGGTGAATGCCCAGGGTGCAACAGGCCGAGTAATCGGCGGTCTGGCGATCGCTGAACGCGGTATCCCAGAACTGGACGATGGTGAGGGTGGCTCGGTCGAGGTCGGTGGGGAAGGGCCGGAACCACGAGCTTTCCTTGAAGACCAGGCCGCCGAGGGCTCGAGGATCGGCCTGGTAGATGGCGGAGAACTGGGCGCCGCCGATCTCGGCGCGCTTGGCTTTCAGCCAGTCGGCGCTGAATCTCTCGGGCCACAGGGCGTTGTCGTCTGGGTCCAGGGCGGGGAGGGTGAGCACGGCCCACTCGGATTTACTGGCGAGGTGAGCGGCGAGGTCGTTGTCGTGCCAGCGGGTCATGATCGCGAGCTCCCAGCCGTCGGGGTGCAAGCGGCTGTCGACGGTCAGGTCGTGGTACTGGCGGGCTTTGAGCTGCTCGACGGGGGATCGGGCCTGTTCCTGGGTGAGGGGGTCGTCGAGGATGATGCCGTGGGCTCGTGCGCCAACAACTGCCGCGCCGTAGCCAAGAGCACGGTAGCTAGGGTCTTTACTGCCTGCTGGCACACCGCGCAGGTACAGACCATCGGTTGACCAGCCACGTCCAGCATCAGGTCGAGCGGATACGTCACCGAATACGGCGGTGTGGGCATCGTTTTGCTCCAGGGTCGATTTCACGGTGCCACCGAATTGACGGGCCATGGTGTCGCTGGACGTGAAGAACAGCAGGCTGTGGTCGGGATGGTTGCCCAGGTACCAGGGGGGCAGGATGAGACTGAGCCAGGTACTTTTCGCATGACCGGGCGGGGCGACGATGAGCAGTTTTCGGGTCGGGCCGGAGCCGTTGAGCACGGCGGTGGCGGCGTCGATCCAGCGTTCGTGGACGGTAGCCGGGGCATGGCCGTGGGCGATGATGCCGTAGACGCCGAGGTCGTCACGAGACAGCGCGCAAGCCGCGCCGGCGAGCTGCATACTCGAGAGCCTGGTCGACGGTGGAGCTGTCGAGGTGCTCAACGGTCAGGGTGCCTGAGGCTTCGATCGGCTGGGTGGGCTTGCCGAAGGCGTAGGCGGCGATGAGCTCGAGGGCACGGGCCTGGTGGGGCTGGTCGGAATCGAGGGCGAGTGCTTCGAGTTGAGTCCAGCCCTTGGACTGCATGAACTGCTGGCAGCGTTCGCGGAAATCGCGGACAACCGCAGGTCGACCACGCGGATTCCCGGTCTGGCCTGGCTGAAACGTTCCTGGTCGACCCACCTGTTTGCCACCTGTTCTCGGTTGCTGGGGATCAAAAAACCCCAACTCGAACGAGTCGGGGCAGGACGTGGCCGAGGGCACTCGGCGGTGTCTGTGGGGGAATGATACGCCTACCTGAGGTCACCGAGTGTTTCTCGTGATTCAGTTTTGACGGTGACGCGGGAAACGTCGGCGCCGCGGTCGAGGATACGGAAGCGGATGATCTCGAGGGAGGCGTCGGCTTCCCATTCTGGGTGGGCTATGAGATGGGCGAGGATGCGCTGCAGGCGTGGGCCGAGGCCGAGGGACATGAGGCAGTGGGCGCAGCAGACGTGGGTGGTAGTGGTCACGTGGGTCGAGGGGGAGGTAGGGGACGGACGTCGTCTGGCTGGTAGGGCGCGACGACGCCGTCCGAGTCGAATTTGATCAAGAGCAAGCCGCGGGGCCAGAGGTCCTGGATGGTGCCAGAGCCGGCGGTGATGCCGCTGAGTGGGACGTAGACGCGATCGCCGATCTGGTAGAGCTGCATGGATTCAGGATGATGCATGAGCGCGTCAGGCGGCCTCTTCGGACGTTGGATAGCCCATGGCACGCTTGACGGCGCGAGCGATGGCGCGGCCCATCGGGATGGGCACCCCGTTGGCGACCGCCTTGAGCTTGGCGTCTTTGCGGAACGGTAGGTCGTCGGTGAAGTTGCGCGGCAGGCCCTGGAGCTCGCAGGCATCTTCGAGCGAATAGACGTACTGCTTGGAATTATCGCCGCCGTGGCCGGCGCTGACAGCGCCGGCCACCCAGGAGCTTTTCATCTTGCCACCGCTCAGCATCTTGATCGGCACTGGGCGAAGATCGCCCAGTGCCGCGTGTCGTCCACGCATCACGCCGCCGCCATCGCTACTGGTGTGACCAGTAGCGATGGCCTGGTGCTCGAAGAGGGCGACGTCGAATGCCAGCCCACGGCCATCAGCGGTGCCGAACGATAGTCGGCGTGTACGGTTCTGCTCGGCGCCGGTCTGACCGTCGTCGACGAACCAGCGGTTGTTTACGACCTGGTGGCGAACCAGGTAGCCATCGACGACTGGCGCCGGGGCGGCTGGTACGTTCTCCATGACGAACCACGTGGGCGCGGCTTCGGTGATGCACCGCTCGAACTCGGGGATCAGGTTGCCGAACTTCGGCTCGTAGCCGTTGTGGCGCACCATGATGGCGAGCCGGCTGAACATCTGGCAGGGCGGGCCGCCGATGACGCCCGCGAAGACGCCGGCTGGGGGGTTGAACCGTCTGACGTCGCCGCCCCAGAGCACATCTGGACCGCGGACGACGCAGAAGCCCTCGAGCTCGAAAGCTCGGTCGAGGAGGCCGATGCCTGGGAAGAGTGACAGCACGAGAGGATGATCCATCAGGATGATGCACGGTCCAGGGCAGATAGGGCGTCGGCGATAGCACGATAGTGCGAACCGAACTTGAAACCCGGCGCCATCAGCGCGCGCGCGGCGTCGATGACGGTGTCCTGTGAGGCGATGTGTTGCTCGAGCAGATGATTGATGGATTCTTGCAGGGTGATGTGGGTTTTAGCGTTGGCGAGCTCGTGACGGAGCTGCTCGAGCTCTTCGACCAGGACCACGGGGTTAGTCATCGGCGCCAGTACTCCCGCAGTTTTGCAGAGCGCAGGCTGCTGACCTGGACGCGCTGAAACCAGAGCTGGCGGGCCTTGAGGTCGTCGCCGTGGTCGAGGGCGGCTCTGGCTTTGGCTTCGAGGACGATCATTTTGCGGGCGAGGTCGCGGAGAGTGACCAGGGCGTAGTCAGTCATGCGGGACGGGACCAGTGGGGGGTGGTTTTTCCGCAACGGACGCAGCGATCGAGGGCCAGACCAGGGCTGGGGGAACGGACCCAGAACCGCCAGCGGTGACCCAGAAGTAGACACCTCAAGTTCACGGGGAGTCGCGCAGGTTGGGGCCGTCGAGTTTCACGGCGTTGCACATTTCCACGATGCGCCACACGGTGCGTTCGCCGATGTGCTCGCCGAGTTGGGCGACGTCCAGATTGCTGGTGAACACCGTGGGCAGGTCTTCGTCGTGGCGGTGGTTGATGACCGTGAACAACTTTTCGCGGACCCATTCGGTGACGCGTTCGGCGCCCAGATCGTCCAGCACCAGGAACGGGGTGGTCTTGACCTCGTGGATGACCTCGCGTTCGTCGACGGTCGAGTTTGGGGCATACGTGGCGCGGATGTGGTCGAGCAGCGTGGGCACGGTGAAGAACAGGCCACCGCCTTCGTGGTCCACCTCGCGGCGGAGGATGGCGACGGCGAGGCTGGTCTTGCCGGTGCCGAAGGGACCGTGGAGGAGCAACGACTTTCTCCGCCAGGCGCGCCACCTGGTGAGCTCGGGCTCGTCATCGGGGCCATTCGTCCAGGACAGCACCGTGTCGTACGCGGCTTGCGTCCGGGGACTGACGGGGTAGTTGTCGAGCGTGTAGGGCTCGAAACGGTGCGGCACGCGAGCCTGGCCGAACAGTTTCGCGGCACGAGCTCGGGCGAGACGAGCGTTCAGGGCGCGCTCGTACTCTTTGCGCTTGTCCGCCTGGGCCACGCCTTTCGGGCAGGGGCAGCCTTGAGAGAACACGCGCTCGCCGTACTGGTCGAAGCGGAGGCCGCGGCCGCCGAGGCCGAGACACCAGCAGCCCTCGGGTTGTTGGGCGGCCAGTTCGTCACGCTGAGTGCATAACCGCAAGCGCCATTCGAGCCGGCCGATCTCAGCCTGGTGCTGCTCGCGGCGCCGGTCACCGTCGGGCAGCGCATCCCGCACGGTCACCGAGTGGGCGAGCTGCTGGGTGACGTGAACGGTTGACGCGAGGTCCATCAGGTAGCGCTCGACGTAGTCGGGATCGGTGGGATCGCCGAGGTAGGTGGGGTCGTGGTGGAAGTCGTCCAGGTTGAAATCGCGGGGTGGCACGGACTTGGCGAGGGTATGCATCAGCTCACCTCGCGGAACTTCAGGAACGGACTATCGGGGGGTACGTCGGGAGCAATGCCAACGGAGCGGAGCGGCACGGTTGGGCCAGCCCGGGTGTGGCGTGGTGGACCGCGGCGTACTTCACGATTGAGCCAGGTACGCAGGTACTGCCGCTGGTCGAGGCATTTCGTCGAGGCGGTGTGGTTGAGCGCAGCCTCCACTTCCTCACGAACGACCAGGGGGCCACCGATCTTACCGCCGTACTCGGCGACGAGCGTTTCGACGAACTCGGCATCGGCTGGAAGATGTTTTGGGATCGGTTTCGGAACCGCCGCGCGCACCCCAGCAGGGGGTCGCTGCGAAGCAGCGGGGGGTACGTCTTTAAACGTCTCTATCTCCGTCTCTATCTCTATCTCCATCTCAAGCGGATCGTTTTGTCCGTTGACGGAGTGTTCGGGGGAGTGTTCGGGGAGCGTTGACGGAGCGTTGACGGAGTCTTCGCGGAGCGTTCGCGCGGACGGTGTAGACCCGTGGCGCACTCTGCGCTGGTGACTGGTGTCCTGTCCGTTCTCGTAATCCGAGGGGTACACGTCCTGATAGTCGCTGGCGTCGTGGATGTGGACACCGTCGTCGCGCACCTCGAGGAACCGCGCGCTGACCAGCGCCTTGATGTCTTTGAGGGATCGACGGGTCAGGTACGCGGCGTGCTCGAGCGAGTCGAAGCGCCACCGCGACGGGAGCTGCGAGGCGGCGAGGATGCAGTACGTCCATGTCCGGTACTGACTGTCGGAGAGTTGACGGACCTTGTCGCTCTCCATCGTCTCGTGCCACAGCTTGATGTAGGGCAGACGTTTTGCAGGCATCTCAGGCTGCTGCTGACCTCCCTTCGTTGAGATACGCGCGGGCTTTCGGCGTGAGCACGATGCCCCGCATATGCGCGATCCTCCGGTTGGCGGTGCCCTTGTGGGAGCAGCACGCCTTACACAACTTGCCCAGCTCGTCGAAGTGCTCGATGGACTGCCACCGGTCGCACCGTCGGCACCGTCGCACAATGCCGATCTCCTGGTGCTCAGTCGTCATAGAGAAACCGGCCCACTCCCCACTGCACCGCGGCGCGTTTAAAGGCGTCCGAGTACGCCGCCTTGAATGGCTCCTCTTCTTGCTCCGGCCGGCTGGGATTGTTGGGATACCCGACGTCACTTTTGTGCTGGCCGAAGATGGTGACCGTGCATTCCACGACCTGTTTTGAAAAATCGAGCACCACGAACCGCGTCTCCCAGTTGCCTGGCCCGACCACGGCGTCGAGGCGATCGGCGACCTGGCGAGCGGTGACGTAGTCGAACTTCTGGGTGCCGCGGCCTGGTCGCTGCTTGACGTCCATGACCCGGCGCAACTGCTCGCCGATCTTGCGCCAGCCCGCCGCGGTGGGCCGCCCATCGGGAGTGATGAGCAACTCCGGTGGGCTGGGCGCCTGCTCGCGCTGGAACTCGGCGCGCGCCGCCGCGTCCGCCTCGGCATCTGCCTGTCGTATCTGCACCGCCGTGCTCATGCGTTCTCGGTCCTCCCCGTCACTGGTTCTGGTTCTCTCAAAGCGAGCAACACCACGGTTTTCCGGTCTTCCAGAAGGTGCAGCCCGAGATGCTGATGGAAATGTCTGGGATCCTGGGCGAGACGGTCTGCCACCCGCTGCATCTCGTCAGCGAAGTCGTCGAGGTAGTTACTCATGTCATGAAGTCCAACTGCTTGATGGGCTCGCACACGACGACCGTCTCGGTTGGTCCCAGCAGAAAACTCTCCAGCGTCATTTGCGAGATCGCTGCCAGGTCAGTGACGCTCACGACGCCCGGTAGCTGCTGGAAGGCGCAGAACAGGCCCACCTGCCGATACGCGGGCAGTTCTTCCAGCTCCACCAGCACCCAGCGCGTCATGGGAGAAACTGCCTCACCACCGCGACTATGAGAAAGACCGACCCCACCAGGATCAGTACGCTGACCCCGAGGATCACTCCCCAGATCGTGGCGACGACAATGATCTCGGTCAGACTGCGGCGCCGACGGCCGGCGTTGTCCAGCGCGTAGATCTCATCCAGGTATTTCTGCCTGGCCGCTCTATTCACGTACAGCCTCCGACGGTCCACTGCCGCCGTCTGCCCATAGACAGGTCGTAGGCGGCCACACGCCGCACGTCAGCCAGGCTGTGGATGTTCAGCCACGGTTCCCCCATCTCCAGCGTGTGCGCCCGCCATGTGCCTGGCATGTATTGCCCTGGACCCGTGGCCCCGCTGCCCTGGCGGTTCATCACGTCACGCCCGCCCGACTCGCGGGCGATGATGCATTCCACCCGCGGATTGAGCACGGGCTGCTCGACGACGGCCTCGACCACCTGGTCCTGGGTGTCGTCCACTACCACCGGTACGGGGTCATCGCCGACGTCACGCGCGGATGCCGTGTGGGTGGTCAGCACCAGGACTGCCGCCGACACCAGCGCCGCCACTCTCACAGCTGCCACACCTCGACAGACGTCCGCGGCTCAGCACTCGAGCGGATCACGGTGACGGCGATCTCATCCACCAGCTTGTCGTCTGCCCAGATCCGCTTATTGCCCGCGTCGAGCAGACATTTCAGAAAGTTGTCGCCGTCGCCACGGGTGCCCTTGATGTAAAAGCGCGCCACTACTCTGAGCCGGCACGTCGCCGGCTGCATGTGCGGGTACTTCACAAAGAAGTGCTGGCCGATGCGTTCCTCGGCCTCGCGCGTCTTTTTCGGAGTGAACGCATGGCCGCGTACGACCCTGGCGCGGCCCTTCGCGACCGGCGGGCCAGGAATACTGAACGCGGCCAGCAGGGTCACGCGATGCTCAACTTTGCCCGTGAGTACGCTGTCTTAGGGGCAGCCCGGTCCCACGCCCGATGGCAGGTTCGACACAACCATCTGACGTCCAGCGGACGGTCATAATCGTAGTGAGCTGCTTCAGGCTTACCAGTTACATGACACTCGTCACAGGCTGACGCCCGAACGAGAATGCCCTTTTTCAGTGCTCGCTCTACGGCACTGTGAGCCCGCCTCATCTCAGGAGCTCGGCGGCTCCACAGTTGGTAGTAGTCCGGGCGCGAAGCTATCCATTGGCGTTGAAATTCCCGTTGCTCTTCGGGGTGAGACAACCTCCATGCACCGTGCGTTTCGGTGTATCGGCGCCAAGTGGCACGGCGACATGCGACGCAATCTGTGCGGAGAGTCTTGCTTACGTAGCGTTCAAGGCCACCGCAGCGTGGGCACGGATTCGTACTGACGATGATCGTCATGGCTAAGAAATCTGGAGCCTTTCGCTCCGTTCAATGGACACCCCAGGCGGGATCTCTCCGCTGGTTTTGTAGTGTTCAAGAATCCCGCGACGGTCCACCGAAATTTCAATCTTGGTCTTCTGGAATTCCGACGGCACGACGGCAGCGTCGACCACAACACAACTCGGAGGATTCAGCCGCACCGAGATTGAGAATCTGGCTGTCTCGATGCGTTCCTGCCCGGTGATTTTTAGATGCGTCAATAACCTGGCTCGCAGCCAGTCAGCGTGGCGCTCGGCCGTCTTCGCGCGGTCCCGCAGTCGGTCTGCCTCAGCTTTGCGGGCGTCAGCCATCGCCTCCAGCGACCTGATGACGCTGACGTAGCTTTCTTGCTTGGTCAGCATCAACTGGTCGACCAGGGCGAGCTGCGCCTTGATCTCGGCGACCGCCTCGACGTCGGCGATCTCGACGGGATCGTCGGTGGCCTCGAGCAACGCCAGCAACTGGTACGCCGTGTCCTCAAGGTCAAAGAGGGTGGGCAGCCGCTGGGCCGTGGCCATGAACTGGCGGGACGCTTCGGCGACGGTCACGCGATGTACGCCTGGTGGACAAGCCGCAGGAGCGGCTCACCGTTGGGCATGGGCGCGAACACCAGCCAGACCAATCCCAGGATCACCGCCAGCAGGGTGACGCGGTACACCACCTCGTCCCAGTTCACGCGCCCACCCCGAAATCAGGCGCGATCTGGATATCGCCCACGACTGAACCGGGCACCCGCTTGACCGGCCCCCCGTACGGAATTGGCGTGTCCTTGAGAAACTTGCCCGTGGCCTCGATGGCGTCGATCCACTCAGCCCATACCGACGGGTCGCTCACGTGGCCTGACGATGAGTCGGACGAATCGTCCCAGACTTTGACCGACGTTTCGTACAGCCGCTTCAGCACGGTCGTGACCTCGGCCGTCACGGTCACAGCGCGTCTTCCCTGGCGACAAGCAGTCCACCGAGCCTGTCGTTGAGCTCGCGCTGGAACGAATCCAGCTTGAACGACAGCGACGTGTCGTAGTGGTTCAGCAGCAGGCGCACGTCGCAGATGCGCTGGCGTGCGTCCTGGATCAGGGCGATGGCCTTGTCGCGGTCCGACGCGGCCTGCATCGACCAGGGGCGATCGGTCACCAACCCTGACGAGATCGTTACGTCACTGGTTGACCGGATCGGTTGCGCGCCGGCACCGTTTCGGTATGATGATCCTGCAACTGCGGAATCGAGTGGGTCGTGCAAAGGTCTTCCTCTTTCGTAGTTGTTGAAAGGACTCCGTAGGGCGGGGTCCTTTCTTTTTGTCTCGGTCGCGATCTCCCTGGTAGGGCCAGGTCGCGGTCAGTAGTTCAGGCGGCCGCGGGCTCCGATGGCTTGAGTTCCGATGGGTCGCACCCGAGGACGGCTCCGACCGCTCCGTAGAAACTCTCCGGCGGGGTCGCGATCCCGTTGAGATAGCGACTCAGGACCGACGCGTTCAGGTCAAGCCGACGGGCGAGTTGAGCCTGACTCATCGGTGGCCAGCGTCGAGCCAACTCCACCTTGATGGGGTGCATTCCCCTATTGTCAACCATGCTCGGATAATAGTCCATCCCTGCTGGACCGTCAACAATTGCGTTGACGAGCAGACGCGTATGAATTAACATCCGTCCGTGGACGAATTCATCGCGCTCCTGCAGTCACGACTCAGGGAACGAGGTGACCTGGCGCGACTGGCCGAAGTCAGCGGCATTACCTCGCACGTGCTGGGTCGGTGGCGGGATGGGATCGGCCGCCCGACCGACACCAACCTGAGAAGGCTCGCGCCGGCGCTCGGCGTCCCCTACGAAGAACTGGCCAGGATGTGCGGCTACCTGCTGGGTGAGCCCGTCCCACGACCCGATGCACGGCGCCAGGCCGTCCACGCCCAGGTCGAGCAGTGGCTCAATGACGTTAGTCCCGAAGACGAAGAGTTGCTGTTGGCCGTGCTAAAAGCGCAGGGCGAATCCGCGGTCGACCTGATCCGTCAGGTCAGGACCGCCGTTAATGCGCCAGGTGATGCCGCCGTTAATGCGTCGGTTGCGGGTCGCGCTGAACGTGGCCGCAACCGACGAAAAGACGACAAGGGTCCGTTAAGGCCAGCACAACATCGCGCTAGCGATGTGTTAGACGGCTACCCCGGCATCACCAACCGACGCCGTGTCGCCTAACAACCTGCACCCATGCCGGACTCGGACGCCGTTAGCACTCCCAGTTGTCGCCCAACCGCCGCCCTTAGTTGACTGTATAGAACATGAGTTCTACTTTAGGCAGATTCAACGGGGGTTTTCCTATGAATCTGGCCGAAGCTGCCGACTTCCACCGCGACGCACTCGAGCGACTCAATCGGTCGCCTGCCACGTTGCGGCTGTACCGTACGTATCAGGATTCGTATCTGGCCTTCCTGGCCGAGCACGAGGTCTCGCCGTCGCTTGACGCGCTCAACCCACAATTCGTGCGCGAGTGGCAATCATGGCTGCGTGGCAAGTCCACCGGCCGCCGTGGCGGCCTGGTGACGGAAAAACAGGGCGTGATGACGCTCAAGACCTGGGCACGCTGGTGCTGGGACAACGACGTCTTCGCCTTCGACCCGCTCGGTCGGCTCAAGGTACCCCGTGTCCAGAAAATCCACCGCAAGCCCTTCACCGAAGACGAGGCGCGCCGCCTGGTGCAATCCGCCTCGGCCGGTCCCAACCCGATCCGCGATCGCGCCCTGCTGCTGCTGCTGCTCGATACCGGCTGTCGTGTCGGCGAGCTGTGCAACGCCGCGGTCACTGACGTCGACCTGGTCGAGGGCTCGATTCTTTTCAGGCGCACCAAAAATGGCAGCCCGCGGCGGGTCACCTTCCGCGTTCCCTCGCGCCGCGACGGCGGGCCGGCACTCTCGGCCTTGAGAAACTGGCTCAAGGTGCGCGAGGCCCGCGCGGGCGTGACCGCGCTGTTCACCACACGCGAACGCCTGGCGCTGTCGACCCGCCGAGTACGCGAGATCTTCTCGGAGCTCGGTCAGGCCGGCCGCGTCCCCAACAGCCATCCTCACCGCACGCGCCACTCGGCCGCCTCCGAATTTTTAGCCCAGCGGCCGGGCGCCGAAATTCAGCTTCGGTCACGGCTCGGCCAGTTGTCGCGGGAAGTGCTCAGCGACTATGTGTCGCTGTCAGATCGGACCGTCGGCGAAATCGCTGAGGTGGCATCACTCAGCGCACGGTGGGGACTGTAAACCTGACATGACACCAACCGAGATTGATGTGTTTATCGCCGAATGCAGAGAAAAGTTCTTCGATCTCAAAGCCCACCTGGCGCTCGTGCATTCAATTACCCGAGACGATCAGATTCAGGTCGTGGCCGAGTATCGCAGACGTTTTCGTGAGTGGAACACTCTCAGCAAAGAGGAGCAGGCGCGTCGGCTGGCAGCGTATCCGGCACCTCGTCCACCTGTCCCCGCCATTGTCGGCGGGCCAACAGCCCGCACAGCGACCAGTATCGAATCTGGTGCCGATCGCCATGCTCGCAAAATGCAAAGCCTATTCGCGGCCGCCTGCAGCCAGGCAAAGGCCCGCAGAATCGATTGGCGCCTCACTCTCGATGAGTACAGCACCCTGCGTACGGGCGCCTCTTGCCACTATTGCCTGAGCCCGCTGAACAAGACTGGCTCAGCACTCGACCGGCTCGATCCGACCATCGGCTACGTGATGGGGAACGTCGTGCCGTGCTGCTCCTGGTGCAACACCGTCAAAGGAAACACGCTGACGCCTGAAGTGATGCTCCAACTGGGCAGGACCATTGCCGCCATCAAACGCGGCGGGTCACTGGCTAGAACACCACGACCCCGTCGCCAGCCACGCCAACCTGGACTGCTGTGACGGGGCAGCCTGTAGAGATGGGAGGGATGGCGACACAGATGGTCGTCGAGCAGCTCGTGGGGTCGTGCAAAGAGTCACGAACTGCGAGATCTGTCTGGTCGTCATCCCCCCTTCCGTCTCGTGCGGGGAGACGTCGCGCGCGTCACGCGGGCGCGTTCAATCAGTGGACACCCGTTTCCCTTCCCGGTCAAGACGTACATCGTCACCGATAAAAAGCACTGACCACACTGACTGGTCACCGATAAGGAGCACTGACCACAATGACTATCCCTGACCAGTGCGACAGGGCCGATTGCCAGGCGCCGATGACCACCTGGTGTCCGCTTTGCGTGCGCGTCTTCTGCGCCGAACACGACCAGCTCCCGGACGGTCACCTCTGTTTATCGAGCGTGCGGTTCAACGTCAGCCACCAGCTCGAGCCGGACGAGGTCGACCAGGCGCTCGAGCATTTCCGACCCGTGCCATGAGCACTGACCCTGGTCAGACTCACTACGTGGGCGACGGGTGTCAGCCAGCCCACGATCCGCGCATCGACCAGGCGCACATCATCCCCCATGACTGCGGCCCAGTCGAGACGTGCGATTGCGTCAACCCACCTCCACGAGTCGCAGATCGCCGGCAAGGAGCACGCCCAGATCGCCGCCCGCTGCCCCGGCTGCCACGAAACGCTCCTGTTCCGGCCGGGCGTCCTGCACGAGGGCTTCGCCAGGATGCGCGAGCAGGGCTGGATCCAATGAAGGAGACTGAGTGATGCTCACCGAACTGCAGCGCCGCGCGCTCGCCAATCCCGCCGCCAGAGCGGCCGATGTCAAACCTGGCAGCTGGGACCATTTCGAACGGGTGCCCGCCAGTCAATACCACGCCACCGTCGGACTGACGGCCAACCGTTGACTGGACGCCTTTGGCGGCGCGCCCGTGTGGCTCGCATCAGTCAGCCTCCGCGACAAGCGCGGCGACATCATCGGCACCGCGAAGTGGACCCCGCGCCAGTGGCGCTACGCCGAGGACACCCTCAAGAACTACGCCCTGCGCGGCGCTGGCGACGAGAACCGCGAGCGCATGTTCCGCATGTGCATCACCCTGTGCCTGCACCGCGGCATCCGTGACGACGAGCTCGACCAGATCGAGGACTGGTGGTTCGACGCCGCCGCCGTCGACCTGGCCGGCGGCCCCCTCGAGATCATCTACGCCAAGGGCGTACCCGACATCGAGTCGGCCAAGCCCTGCCACCACCCGCGCAAGCAACTCATCGACCTGAGTCGCCTGGACCTGTACCTGCCGCGCGATTGCGGGGTTTGCCCGCCGTGCATCGCCAGGACCAACGCTCAGACGTGCCGCATCCCGCTCGCCAGGCCAGCCACCGGTAAGGCCGCGAGTTAGGGATGGCAAGACCAACCCGTCCAGCTACTGCGGATGAGGCTCTGGATGCCCGCGACAAGGTGATGGCGCGCATTGAGGCGCTGGCTCCAGAGGTAGCGCGGCTGCGCGCTGAACAACGCGAATTGAACAAGCGGTACAAGGCGGCTCATCACGCCTGGGCAACGGCAGACATTGAATTGAAGCACCACCGCTTGTATCTGTATTCACTAGCGGCGGGCGCTGCCAGCGGCACGCTGGTCATGCCGCTTGATGACGCTAAATCCCGTTAGGATGACCAACCCGTGGTGCTGCACCAACTGCCTCGGAGAGAACCTCAGCCTTGACCGATGCCAATTCTGCGGAGCAGCCAGCCCCGACGCAGCACACCGCTACGCACGAAACCTTGGCGCATCGACTGGAGTGGCTTGGCCTGACAGGCTGCACATGCCCGCACGAATGGCGGCGCAGCATTGGCTCGCTCTACGGCATCTCACTCGGGGCTGGCTGGATCAGGTTGTCCGACGCCGCTGACTGTCCTCATCATGGGCTTGATAGACCTATGAGCACTTCTATCTGAACGTTTCACGCTTGGACCACAAGGCCGACACAGCGTGATGCGCGGCCTCGGCAAAGCGTCACAATCACTACGTCAGACGTGTCCCAGGGCGTTCTACAATCGGCCTCGCGCCGACCGAATCGCTCCCGTTTGCCCTGGAACGATGGGTGTACGCGCCTCAAGCAGGCGCACGCGATGCCGCCGCCCTGCGACGTACACTCCAGCGCTGCTCGATCGCTAGACGAGATCGTCACCTATAAGAGACGCGCGAGGGCCAGGCCGCCGATCAAGCCGAAGATAATCAGCGGGTTGACCGGCAGCACGCCGACCAGGCCGATGACGGCAAGGATCAAAATGATGATCGCCAGGATTAACCCCACGGTTATCGGTGGCATCGCAATGTTCATTGGCTTGTTCCTTCCCCCGACTGACGGTGCAGTCCTGCGGACAGTTGCTGGAGACTGTTGCCGATCTGGCTCTGTGCGGTGGACTGCATGCCCGACCAGCCGCTGCCGTATATCCCGTAGCCATTTATCCAGTAGTGGGGCCAGGGCGCGTAGGTTGTGGCGATCACCACATCGCAGTGCTCACAGTGACGATGCGCATACCCGACGTGGCAACACGGCCCACGCCCACCACAGACAAGACTCACGGCTTTCCTTTCACTCACACCACCCTGAGGTGGTTCCAGCCGCCGAGGCGGTCATAGTCGTAGCGGCTCAACTGGTCGTAGATCCCCCGGTACCCCGGCGCGGAATTGCTGATCCAAAGATTCGCGCCGGCCACGCCCCGGAATGCCACCCAGTGGTAGTACTCCTGGCCTGAGCCAAGGCCCAGGCCGGCGCTGTAGAACGCGTGGGCCTCGTCGAACGAGAACCGCGCCTGCTCGGTCTCCAGGCCGGCGTGCTCGCGCAGCACCCGTTGCAGGTGGGTGCCGCTGCCATCGTGCAGGCCCAGGGCCGGACTGATGTTATTGGGGTAGCCGATCGCGTAGGTGACCGCCTCGCGGTTGGCGTAGACGTCGCCACTGCGGGCGGCCCCCACGGCACGCTCGACCCACTCGGTGGCGGCGGCGCTACAGGTCCAGTCGTACCACTGGCCTGGCTGCGGTGTCCACGCATCCCAGGCTGCCTCCGGCGGTGACTCGGGTGCCTCAAAAGGGGGACGTCCTGACGATGTTGTCCCTCTCGATCCAGTAGTAGATCCGGTCGCGGCCGAAGGTCTGGCTGATCTTGTCGCCCTCGGTCAGGATCACAAACTGCTCGTCCGACCGAGGCTCGTCACCTGCGTCGGCCATCGCCTGCTGGACCCCTGGACCGATGCTGTAGTCAGCCATGCACACTCGCCTCCATGAGCGCTAGCGCAGCGTCATCGAGGACCCAGCGCTCCTCACCGTCGGTGTCGATCACGCGCTGCTTGACCTCGGCCGCGGCCTGCTCGGCGGTCTTGGCCGAACGCCCCAGGCCGGGCTGCATCGCCACCATGACGTGCAGCGACTGGCCCATCAGCGCGTCGGCGCCACCACCTGGCGGCCAGTAACTCACCGAGCCGCAGTTCTCGAACGGACACGGCACCACCACTGTATTGGGGTTGTCGGTGCCGTCGATGTTCGTGCCGTAGGTGACCGTGGCGGGATCGAGCGTGCCGCCGTGGCTGCCGCCGGGAGCGTCATCGTGAACATATTCCCAGGCGGTTGGATCGTCGAATGAAGTGACTTTGACGCTCATGGTTGCCTCACGGGTTCGCTTCAACGGACACGTTCGCGCCAGCCGCATTATTGGTAAAGACGAGTTGCCCCGTCGCCGTCACCGTCACCACGAGTGACACCTGATCCACCGACCCAGACACTACCGCCGGTTGACCGCAATTGGTGACGACCCATGTGCCATTCTTCGTAAATGTCGGGGTGATGGCTTTGCGAGCTTTGAGGGCGTAGTACACGCTATACGCGCCCGCGGTCACTCCATACGCCTGGGCGACAATCTCGTTGGGCGTCGTCCCGATCACCTCGTAATACCGCAGACACCGCGCGAGGTCGTCGGCCGGGTGCATGGGCACGTAGTTGGCCGCCTGGCTGCCCACCACCAGCATGGCGTTGTCGATCTGGAAGGTGCCCGACGCGCTCAGTGCCAGTGACACCTGCACGTCAGTGGTCGCCGCGTTGGTCGTCGCGGTCACCGTCAGACGCTGCCAGGTCGATCCGCCCGGATGGAACGATGACACCACGTTGATCGCCCCGGCTCCGTTGGTGAGGATCTTGAGTTGAGCCGCACCCGCGGCACTCGCGTTGACGTCCGCGCTGAAGGACACTACCTTGCCTGGCAAGACCGGGTTTTCGCTTGCCATGATGTCCTGAGAAATGCCACTGGCCGTGCTGTGCGTATACACGACTTGCAGGGCGAAGCCGCCCCCATTACCCGCAATACGGGTACCGCTCATCGTGGAGCCGGCTCCTGGACTGAGGAGCCAACGGTCTGCCGCAAAGGTATTCGAGAATGGGCCAAGCCCCCTCGACCAGATTTCCAGGCCGCCATTCGTCAGCAGGTTGGCGCGCGCGACGTCCGGGCCGAGCTGGGCGTTGGTGATCGAGCCCGCGGCGATGGCGGTGCCCGAGATGCTGCCCGGTGGCACGGAGCCCAGCGTCACCCCCGTCGCGTCCACCTGGAGCAGCACCGTGGTCCCGTCCGCAGCATAGGCGATCAGGTCTCTCGAGCCCGTGCCCGCGTTTTTCAACGTCAGCGCGTACGTGGCCGCATCGTTGATCCCACTCAGCGAAATTGGGATGTTTCTCAAACCCTGGAAATCCTCGACGAGCTGCGCGACGTGCTCCGCGGTTGCCAGGTCGCCATTCTGCGGGTCGATAAAGCTCGCCATCTATGAAAAAACCTTTCCGACCTGGCCCCAGGTCGTGCCATCGTTCCAGAGCCACGGCGTGCCCGTCGTCGCCAGAATCGCCACCTGGAGGTCGACCGTCATCACGCGCCGTGCGCTGGCATCCCCGAGGGTGGCCTCGACCTGAGTCATCGTCATCCCCGCCACGATCAGCGTGGTCAGCGCAATCCCATTCTCGTCGACGAACGGCACCGGCCCCTTGCCCTGCAAACCCTCGAGCTTGCTCTGGGCCTGGGCACGCGTGCGGCCATCCACCGCCCCGTCGCCGTACCGCACCTCCTGGCCCACCACCACCTGATACGTCCGTACCTGCAGCAGATCGGGCCTGGGGATGGTGCGGCGTGACTGCTTTCTCAACAACGCCGGCGTGGTGGCGCTGCCGCTGCCCACGTGCCGCAATACGTACCGATTGGCCATCACCGGTAGCACCGGCCGCACCGTGGCCCGCGGATTGCGGCGGTACGTGCCAATGGGGGTATACGCGCTCGAGCCATCGGTGGCCACGCTCAGCGCGATCTGCTGGCCCGTGCCCAGCGTCTCCCCTTCACCCACGAATTCGCGGAGGAATTTCGGCAGACTGTCGTCGCCGTGGTCCGTCTCGGGGCTGTCGTACTGAAAGCTGGTGGCGAAGCGGTACGCGCGGGCTTGGCGCAAGTCGCGGTACGCCGAGTCCAATGGCAGGTACGCCCAGGACAGGCTGCGCACGCCTGAGCCATCCACCGTGGCCATCCACAGCCGCGGATTCATGGTCACCAGGCCCGACACGTGCATCGAGGTCACCTTGAGACCGGGCAGGTAGATGGGCGCCACGAACCACACCAGCGGCCCCACGATGTCACCCGTGATCGCTACCCTGGCCTTGCACACCCACGTGTTGGCGCCGTCGTACACCGACGCCCAGATCCAGCGGCCGTACTTCGCCAACGCCGTGGCATACCCGCTCATCGGGCATTGGGGGGGCACCTGGGACGCCCAGCCGCAGTCCTCGGACGTGCCGTAGGTCTGGGCATTCTGCACATTGAGTCGCTTCAGCGTGTAGCCCGCGTTGAAGTACAGGTACCCGTCACTACTCAGGCTGGCAACCCCGTTGGTGTCCATCACGGTCTGCTCGACGTCTGGCGTCAGGTTCGGCGCGGTGCCATCACTGCCAAAATCGAAGATGCCGCCGGTGGTCACCGCGTACGCGTGGGCGCGGGTCGCCACCATGCTTCTCACCGGGTACGCCCCCAGTGCCAGGGGCACCTTCCAATCGGGCGCGTTCATGGGGTTGGCGGCCACGTAGGACAGTGTGGTGGGGCTGACCTCGGACACCATGCGCAGGCTCGACAATCCGTCGGTGTTCCACCACACGGTGGTCGACTTGCCGCGTTGCACGGCGCCGGCGACCATCGTGTTCGACCACGCTCCCAGACTCGGGAGCTGCCAGATGTTTCCCGTGGTACGGCCGCCCACGATCAAGTTGGTTTTCCAGGGCTCGATGCTGACCGCCACGTACCCTGCCCCGAGATCCTGGTCCTGGGTGGGAGCTCCCGAGCCGCCGGCGATCTTGTAGGCGTACCGTCCGCCGACCAGGTAGATGTTGTTGTCCTGCTCGGCCCAGTCCACGATGTCCGCGCCAGGGGCGATCGGCAGCGGGACCGAGGTGACCTGGGGGCCGGGCAGCATCATGCCGTCCGCGTTGTCGACGTTTCGCCCCCAGCCGCGACCGTCGCTCCAGTCCGTCTCGTTCAACGGGTCGATCTGCACCGACGGCCTGATCTCGGCCGTCATGCGGATCGCCACTTGCCCTTTCACCTGGGGTATGTACTCGACCACGTACGACGTGGGCGTACTCAGTGGACGCGCGCGGTATGACTCGCCGTCGATCTTGAGCTCGCACGGGAACGCGATCGGGGGCACGAGTTACCAGGTGCTCCAACCCATGCCGAGAGGCCACTCTTTTCCGTCGCCGTGCCACCCGTAGCCCGTGGTCAACTCGCTGCCCAGTTGCCGCTGCTTGTGGCTCAGTTGCATCAGTTTGGCCACGTTAGCCGCCGTGCGGGCCTTGGTGGCCAGCGCGTCATACCTGGCACCCTCAGGACCGGTCGCCAGCGCGTCGTAGGCGTGCGCCAGCGTCACCGCCACCACCAGGTCCGGCGTCAGCAGGCACTCATCGGTGTCATTGACCAGGCCCACCGTGGACGGCCCCCACACGCCGCCTACTCGGATCCAGGTGTCGGTGGGACGGAACACCTCGACGGTCGCGGCGTTGCCCGCCGACAGCGTCGGCGCGATCTGCAGGGTGAGGGTATCGACGTCGGCGACCGGTTGAAACTGGCCCGCCGCAAACGGATTGAGCGTGCTATCCAGCGCCGCGCCGCGGAACTCGAGCACCGCGTCAGGGTCCAGCCATTCCTCGTACGCGGCCAGGCTGTACGACGGCTGCCCGTTCACGCCCACGATGGGGAGCCGCTGCGGCACCCAGCATTCTCCCAGCGCCTGGTTGATCAGCGACCGCAGCCCCGTCCAGCCGTCGTCGTCGTCGGGCGGCAGCAAGCGGTGGAGCTCCACGTCGACGCCCACCGCCACCTGCCCAGGAAACACGGGCGCCACCATCAATTCGCCGGTGGTCAGGTTCAGGGCGTCCTCGGATCTGACCCGGCGCATCACGCTGGCCTGGGTGCCCGTCACGGGCATCACCCAGGCGTGTTTGTAGCGATTGGCGGTGACCGCGTTGGCCAGTCTGGTCGAGATGACGCTGGTGCCCGCCGGGTTGCCCGCCGCGGTCGTGGTGGCCACGGTCAGGCTGTGCAACGCCTGGGCAACCAGGCGCCGCAGGTTCAGGAGCGAGCGGCGCGCGCCAGGCATTTAGCCATAGTCCTGAAGCCGACCACCCACATGGACGTACTGTTCGCCCAGCAGTGGATCGGCCTCGATCACACGTTTCAAACACACGGCCACCCGTCGCATCTCGGACGTCAACGCCTCCCCCTCGAGCGCATGCGGCAACCCCTCGGCATAGGTGGCCAGACACCGTACACAAAACTGCTCGAGTTTCAAGCTCAGAAAACCTGGGCAGGTGCAGACGTACTCGACGGGGGTTGTCGTCACTTCTTCTTCGCCTGACGCTGCACGTCCAGCGCAATCGCGATCGCCTGGGCTCTGGGCTTGCCAGCCTTCAGTTCGGCCTTGATGTTCTGGCCGACCGCGGCCTTACTGGCGGATTTTTTCAGCGGCATCGTTCCCACCCCGCGCGTCAGACTTTCGGCTCCGGACGGCGAGCGGTGTCCCACCCTCGAGCAACGCCTCGAGCAACGCGGCCGGGATATCTCGTGAATTGGCGTACACGGAGCCACCAGTGAACAGGGCGCCGTCGAAGGCCTGGACAACCTCGAGCGTATCCACGTCGACGATCTGGCCATTGCCCACGTACGTCGAGCCGTCGCCCCACAGCCCGATGGCGTCGGCCTGGCGGCCGTGCAGCCCGAACCCCTCGGTGTACAGCCGCGACGCGACGTACCGCTGCTGGAGCTCTGCCGCGGCTGTATGCGTGGCGGCCACCTCTGCGAGTGGTGCAGGGTGCAGTTCTTTGAGAGCCGGCGCTGTCCTGGTCGCCACCGCGGGTTTTTCTGGCGCGGCGTGTTGTGGTTCTGAGTGTTCTGCCATGATGGGAAAACTCCTAGCCCAGACGGGCGGCTATGACGTCGAACGTCAGGGGTTTTTGTTTCTGCTGTGCTTTCCACGGATTCTGGGTGTAGGCGTACAACGCCGCGATGCTCTGGGGCACGCTGGTCTGTTCGCCCACCGGCACGCAGAGCTGCACCCCGTTGACCTGGAAGATGTGCGGGGGAAACTCCGCGGGCAAGCCCCGCGCCGCCAGCGCGGACGCCGCCCGCCGGTCGTTTTCGTCGGGGTTGATGGTCATCTCGACGCGCGGCTCGCTGGCCCACGCGGCCAGGATGCGGTCGCGTTCGGTTTCCTTGGGCTCGAGGGGTACTGGCGGCGGGGGTGGTGCGACCACGGAGGTGTCGCGGGCGGCCAGCACCGCGGATACCAGGGTGGTAAGACCCTGGATCTGCTGGCGCATCGCATCCATCTCGAGGTCGCGCGGGTCGGACGCCTGGTCCGACGGCTGTTCGTCCTTCGGCATGACCGGCTAGGGGCTGACTGCCGTCTCGATCCGGATGACGCGCAGGGCGTCAAGGACCTTGGCCACGAACACCACGCTCCAGCCCACGTACGCACGCTGGTGCAAGGGGTCTGACTTCGACGGCACGTCGAGCCCTGTCGTAAAGACCTGGACTCCCTTGTTCGTCTCGTCGTTGATGCTGCCGACACCCATGCTTTCGAGGTCGATCACCCCGTACGCGTTCGGGCCGTAGATCACCGCGGCATGCACCGGGATGCCCGCCGCGCCACCCGTCGGGTAGATCGGCAGATCGGTGGTTTCACGGATCAGCGCGCCGTACACCTCGCCGACTTCGTTGGCCATCATCGGGCGGGTGTTGGTGTACCGATAGATGTCCTGCCACGCGGTATCGGTGACGAGGTCGTACTTCTGCGAGGGCGTCACCGCCGCGTGATAAAAGCCGTCGCTGAATTTCGGGACGTTGGCATTTTCCAGATCCCTGACCGCCAGCCGGATCGCGGCCACGTTCAGGTTCATGCCCGCCGCCACCGTGATCCTGGACGTGGCCGCGCCGCCGTACCGCACCGTCGAGCCCGCGCCCAGCTCGTTGACGACCAATCGGTGGACCGTCTGGCCCGCCTGCTCGCCCAACTGCTCGACGGCCTGGACGACGCTGTCGTCGATGCCCGCCGTCTCGAGCACGTCGCTGACCGTGAGAAAATCGCCGTACTGGGCAGCGGTGGCTGTGACCGCCGTCACCACCTGCGAGTTGCCCGCGGGCGTGACCCCCTCGGACAGTGGCGTGGTCGCCAACGACAACACGCCGTATTTGCGGAAATTGGCCACCATGCCCATGTGCTTGGGTATGGTGACTTTCTGCCCGTCGCCAATCAGGGGCAGATACGGAATAAGCCGTTTGATCAAAATTCCGACGTAGAACGTGCGCTGTTCAGCGGTAAGCGTTCCGTAGGTGGATGTGGCCATTTACGACAATCTTTCAGTGGGTGGCGAGGTCGCGGAACCCGCCCTGACGGGCGCGGCTAATGGCTTCCTCGGTCGGCAGGCCGTCACTGCCCAGCCAACCAGCCAACACGCCGGAGCCGTTTACTGCACGACCCCCGCCGCTCGCCGGTTGCTGGCCGTTCGCGGCCCGGTTGGTTTTCAGAGATTGCACCTCGGCCTCCAGCGCGGCAATCCGTTCCCGGTGTTCCGCCGCCGCCGCCTTGTAGGCCACGTCATGCATCAACTTCAGCTTTTCGCCCGGTGTCTGGGCATTGAGCAGCCTTTGATGGCTATCCGCGTCCATGCCGTCGAGCGTGCGCAGCGAGGCCAGGTCTTGATTGAATTGCTGCTGGTGCGCCCGTTCCGCCAGATCGGCGATCGGCGCCACCATCCTGCGCCACTGGCGCGCGAGGTCTACCCGTTGCTTGGCTTCCCAGTCGCCGGCCTCGGCCTGCATCCTGAGTTGCTCGAGCTGCGCGTCGGGTAGCACCAGGTCGACGAACTGCCGCAGGGCGTGGGCATACTGCGCCTCACGCTGCTGGTGCTGTCCCTCGAGGGTGCGGGCCTTTTCTTCGGCCGCGGTCAATTGGGCGCGGATGCGTTCGAACCGGCCGCCGGGCTTGGGCTTGTCGGCGGTGTCGGTGGGATCGGGAGGTCCGTCGTCGGCTTCCGGCGCGTCACCCTGCACGGGGTCGGCGGGTCGGCCTTGCGGCGGTGGGGTGCGGTCCACACCTTGCACAGGTGCGGTTGATCCAGCCTTGATCTCGGCCATACGCACGTCGAGATCAGCCATCGACGTAATCGGTCCCGTCAATGGAGACGGGGCCGATTCAGTCGGGGCTGGTGCCGGGGGTGCGCTTGGGGCTGGACCTTCGGCCATGCTTGGTCCCTGAGCCACCGTAGCGAGTGAGACAAAAAAAGGCCCAGACCTGACGGTCGGGGCCTCGCTGGCTAACTTGCGTTAGCGGCTGGGGTGGTCAGAGTCTACCGCGTTCTGGGGTGTTTTGTACTCCACGCTTATTGCGGCTGCGTGTGAGCATCGACCAGGCGTGTCAGAGCCGCGTACAACGTGACGGGAATATGCGGCATGTGGCCGGGGGCCTTACTCGGTAGCCACTCAGCCTCGATGCGCTCAACGAACGGGCGGGCGAGGCGCAGGAGCTCCATCAGCGCCACGGACTTGTGGGTGACCGAGCCATCGAAATCGTGCTGCTCATCGGTAAATACGGACCTGGGTTTGCGCAGTGCGACGAAGCGGCCATCCGGACGCTTCAGGGCTGTGCCACTCGCGACCATGCTGTTAGCCGTGTTGCGAACTACATAGCGCACAGCCGCCAGGCGATTGTGGGCAGTGTCGGGAACCTCATCGGAAAGTGGGGAACGCGCTGTACTTTCCGATGAGGTTCGACGACGGTCGTACCGCCGGTGGTTCTCTGTATCACGGACAAAGCGTCGCCAGGCGTAGCCCGCGGGAACCCGCGGACTCACCTTTTCGAGCACTTCCTCGAACGTCAGACCAGCCTGACCGGACTGATCGAGCTCATACCAGATCTGCATGGTGACGCTCGTGGCACCGGTCTGGTCTCGACCGGTGCCACGGACGCTTTCGCGCTTCACGCGGTGACGAGTTCTCTTACGGGCGTGTAGAGCTCGAGCATGCGGGTGCTCAATTGGGCGACCACCTGCCACTGCTGGATGCGCTCCTCGCGCTTGTCCTCACGCGGGTCGAATAACGCCTCCGGTGCAGCACTCAACTTCACGAGTGCGCTGATGTGCATCCCGACCTGGCGCACGGTGCCGGAGATGGAGACTTCGCGGTCGCGCGGCGGTGGCCCAGCCGGGCGGTAGTCACGCTTGGCCTGCTCGATCACCGAGATCGCATCAGCGTCTGATGGTGCCGCGTTGACCTGTTTGAGCAGGTCGGTGATGGTCTTCTTGGCCGGGACCGCCTGTGAGACGAACTCGACGAATTCCCCGAAGACGGGGTCGTGCTTGACCGAGTTCAGGCGAGCACGATTGTCCATGCTGATCCGGTCGCGCTCGTCCTCCAGGTGCAGTTTTCTGGTGCGGTCGGCGAACTCGAGTTGGTTGCGAATACGCCGTACCTGCTCGGGTGATCGGCCGATCTCTCGCGCGATCGCCTCGTCTGCGAAATGCATGTCCATGAGCAACTTCGCCGCATCGACAGCCTCTTCTGTCGAGAGCCGCTTGCCGCCCATGTTGTTGATGGCCGCCGCCAGTGACTTGGCCATCGGCACGCTCGGGAAATCGATCAGATACGCAGCGATGGTTTTCTTGTGCAGCTTCTTGGCCGCGCCAAGTCGCGTATTGCCGTCGATCAAGGTGTCTGGCGCCATCAGAATGACAGGCGGGAATGCGGCGCCCGCAGCCATCTGCTGGCGATACTCCTCGACTTCATCTTGCGGCGCTACGTGATTGGAACTGCGGACCTGCGCCCAGTCGGCGACGCGGAGCTGGTCGATGGGGAACGCGAGCTCGAGCCGATGCTCGAGGTTCCACTCCTTGAACTTGGCCTCGTACCGCGAGTCGCCAAGGAACAACGGTTGCGTGGTAGGTTCTGCCACGGGTTACCTGATCTCCTTTACAGATCGGGTGGCCTAGGGAGGGCCGCGAGATGAAGCCTCGCGGCTCTCCTGCCACTCAACGAAGAGTGTATCGCGCCACTGCGCAGTGGCGTCAACGCCGGGTTGACGGCGGGTTGAGTTTCTGTGGCCCCATGTGCGCCAGTGCCAACACGGACTGCAAGATTCTTGCAAACCACGCACCTTTAACCGTTTCGTAACCCGACGCGAGAACGAAACACACCTCCCTTTTTCGGAGCGCGGCGTATAACCACGCTCACCATGAACCTCTCCTACTCGGACACCCTGTATGCCATCGTCGGGTTTGGCACCATGGCCACTCTGCTGTGGGCGCTGTACCGCCACCCGGTCATGCAGGATCTGCGCGAATGGGTGAGGTCGAAACTGCCGCACGACGACGGCTCCAGTTGGGCAACGCACTACTTCGGTCGCCCACGCTAAGCCGCCGGTAACGCTTTGGGTGGCGTCAGCAGTCTGATACGGCCCTCGGCCATCCTGGCCTGACGGTCCGTCGGCGCCATCGCCGCGTATACCTGAGCCTCGGCGTAATCGCGCGCCGCCTGCGTCTGCACCTCGAGCACTTTTTTCCGCGCCTCTGGCGTACGCCGCTGCCAGTTCGGATCGCTCACCTGGGCGTTGAGCCGCTGTTGCAACAACTCGCCGAACTTCTGCTGGTAGGTGTTCTTTTCGGCTTCGGTCAGCGTCATCGGCGGGCTCAGACTATTGGTCAACGGATTTTTGACACGGATCTCTGTCGGCGCGCTGGGGATGCCCATGCCGACATCCCGAAACGCGTTCAGGATCGGCTCGGGCTGGGAGCTGCTGTACTTCAACGGGGAGATGAACGCGCCCGCCCCGGTCTGGTCGCTCTGGATGTCCTGACCCAGCGCGTTCTGCCGCCGCGGCACGTTCTCGGCTACACCTGGGATAAGCGCCTCGATCGCCTGAATCGCGCCTTTCGGGTTCCGGTCGGCCTGGCCCAGAGCTCGGGTCATCTGCCGGGCAAACGAGGCGTAGGGCACGAACGACGTGGCCAGTTGCTCGGTGACGTTCTCGCTGTACCGCTTGGGATCCTGTACCGCGTTCATCACCGCGTTGAGCCCCTGCAGGAACGTCTGATCCGTCATGAATTTCCCGAGGGACACGGCCAATCGGGTGGGGTCCGAGACTGAGCCTTCCTGCTGCGACTGGCCAACGACCGCGCCGATGGCCAGCGGGATGGAAAGCGGGCCAAGTTTGCTCAAGTCGATATAGGTGAAGTTTCCCTGACCGTCGGGGATCTTGAGACTCCAGGGCTGCCAGCCGGTTGGCAGCGTGTCGCGTTCTTTCGGATCGGCCGGATACCCGCCGGTGACCAGGCCATGCGCCGCGAGCGCCGCGGTGCCGGCTATCACGCTCGAGCCGAACAGCACCCGAGCGCCCGAGTCGGCCGCCGAGCCCGTATCACCGGCTCTGATGTGCTGCAACAGGTCGATGGCGCCCGCCGGCGACAGCTCCAGCCCCTGGGCCAGGATGTTCGCGGGCGTCTTCGTGAAGGGCACCACCAGCTCGCGGATGATGCGCGCCGCCATATTCTTCGGACCAGGCCCGCGCCCGATGGAACTGAACGCAGACGCCAGGGAATTCGGCTCCTGCAGGACCGAGTGGGCGGCGGTTTTGTCTGCCTCGGCCATGATGGCCGGATACTCGGGCAGGTTCTGCATGATCTCGTCCATGCGCGTCCGCAGGGCCTGGCCCGTGTAGCCCTCCTGAATCGCACGCCTGGCCACGATCGCTCGTGTCGCGCCTCCACGCGCGGCGCCCCTGAAGACCAGGTCCGACGCCTCCAGCGCACGCAGGGGCATCTCCACCGCCGCGTCGAGTTTGCTGCTGCCCGATTGAAAGCCGCCGCGCACGTTCTCGAGCTTGCCCGCGCTCTGGGGATTGACCCCCGTTCGCAGTGTCGTCAGGGCCTCGCCGAGTCCCTGCACGGCCCCTTCCGCCATACCCCGTAACTGGGGCGCGATCTCGCCCAGGTAGCGCGTGCGCGGACCACCGGTGGCCGCGGCACGGGCCGCGTCGATGCCGACCGCCAGCGGCTTCAGGCCCACGTCCAGGCCGCCCTGGATGGTGTTGCCCAGGGCATTCGTCAGGTGCGTGGTGGTCGCGCTGAGCATGCTGGCGTAGCGCAACATGCTGATGCGGTCCCACCAGCCGACGTGCTGCAGGCTCTGCAGGAACTTCGCCGCCGCCAGAGGATTGCCCGACTGCTGCGCCGCGACAAACTGTTTCAGCACGTCGTCGGTCACGGCTTTCCCGCCCATCTTCTCGAGCAACCGCCCTGCCTGCTCGGTCTGGCGCGAGGCAACCCGCGACTGGGCATCGAACGCTGCCGCGCTGCGCCGGTTGGCCAGGTTCGCGTCCCGCCGAGCATTCTGGGCCTGCGCGTCGAGCCACGCCACCGGCCCATTCCTCGCACCGGGCTTGTCCACGCCGGCCTGCTTCAGCCCCTCGAGCCGCTTGGCAGCGTCCGCGGCGGTCCTGTCGCCTGCCGCCTTCGTCGTCTTGAAATAGCCACGTTCGGCGGCGAGCTCGTTGTTCAGCGCGTCCAGCAATTCCTGGGGCGCACTGGTGTTCTTCAGGGCCTCGGCCCGTTTGGCCGCCGCAGCCACGCGCTGGGCGTCCCGTGATGCCAGATCGGCGCCCTTCTCGTCGATCGACATGGCGTGGTACGCGGCCAGGTCGTCGTACGCCTTCGCAATCTTGTCCAGGAGCGTGCTGGTCTGAGGAGTGGTGGCGGGCCGAGCGGCACGAGCCTCGGAGGTGATCCGTTGTGCGGCTCTGACCGCGTTCGCCTTCTCGGTGGCCAGTTGCGTGTTGTTCGCGGCCAGCTTCTGCGCTCGAGCCAGGCGTGCCTCCGCGGCATCCGCCGCCGCTTTGGCCGCGCGGGCCTCGTTGCCGCCGGTGATGGCCTGGGCCATCTCCTGATTGATGACGATTTTCTGCTGGTTCAGCGTCCGCCCAGCCGTCGCCGCGGCGCCCCGACCGACCGCCTGCAGCCGTGCGGCATCCACAATCTGAGCGATGTACTCGGCCTTCTGCGTCGGCGTCAGCGCCTCGACGCCACCTTTAGCGGCGATATCCGCGGCCATCCTCGCGGCCTGCACCTGCTTCTGGACGACCGCCGCACGCAGCGTCAGCAACTCCTGGGGGTTGTACGCCTTGCCGATCGGGGATTTCTCAAACTCGGCGGCAGTCATGCCCAGTTTGGGGGCCAGGTCTTCGACGAGTTGCTGATGGGTGATCCGCCCCTGGGTGGCAGTGTCCATGAGGTGCGGGTTCTCTTCGGCGACGCGCTGCAGCGACGCTGCCACCTCGGGCATCTCTGGCGCCAGCTTGGCGATGTTGGGCATACGCGCCACGGTGGCAGCGGATGGTGCAGCGACCTCGGCGCCCACACCGGCTGACCGCACGATGCCCACGTCCTGACCCTGTCGGGCCACCGTGCTGAGCACTTCACCCCGTGGTCCCAGGATCTGGACCGGGCCAGTCTCACGTGGAACGATCAGCCCGCGGTCGAGGACTTGCTCGACGGGCGATGCCTTCGCACCTGGCGGCACCAGGTGGTCGAGCGCATTGGTCGCTGACGTGGGGGGTGCGGCCTGGGCTTCAACTGGGGGTGCGGGGGCTGCCTGGGGTGCTGGGACGGCGCCGGTCGCACCCGCCGCGTCCCGAGCCTGCACCAGTTCGTCATGCGCGCGGCTGATCCGCGCGGTGAGGGCGGTCTCACCAGGATCGGTCGTTTGGAGTCGCTGGGCCGCGTTGTCGATCGCGGTCGTGAGATCCCCACCTGCCTCATTCAGGAGATACTGCGCGGGCTCCGAGAGCGGAGCAGACGCCGCCGGTCGGCCGAGCCCTAGCAGACCGGCGCCGCTCTCGAGGGTTCTGCCAGCCATCTGCGCGGCCTGCTCCTCGAGCGGGGCGATCTTGTTGCCCAGCGCGTCCACGGCTTCTTTGCCACCACCCAGTTCCATGCCGCCGATGAGCATGACCAGGTTGCCGGCTCGCTCGCGGTCCTCGGGAGTGAACCGATCGTCAGGAATCCAGGTGCCATATTTGGCCATCAGGTCGCGCTGAATCGCGGTGGAGCTTTCGCCACCCGCCAGCGCCCGCAAGGCCACCGCGGGCAGGCTGGGGTCGTTCTGAATGTTCGACTTGACCGCATCGCCGACCGTGTTGATCGCGTTGGCCGCCAGGTTGCCGGCGCCGCTCACGATGGGAATGCCTGGAGGGATTGGTCCCTCCGTGGCGCCAGGCATCGACGGGACCGTGCTGCGATCAGCCGGCGGCACCGTGCTGAGGGTGGGATTCGTCAACGTGTCGGACGGTGTAGGCTGCTGAGCGGCGGCCAGTGGCTGCGGACCCAGCGCAGTGTGGACGGCTGAGCCGACGCTACTGGCCGCGTTCCCCACGGTCTGGCCAATGCCGCCCGCGATGTCACCCGCCTGGCGGAGCGCCTCGCCGAACGGATTACTGATGGTCTCGTCGGTCTGGGGGGTGACGCCGGCCACGAGGTTGGCCTTGGTCATCCACTGGGATGCCTGCTGGGCAGGGCCCGGTGTGGACGGCTGGGCTGGCGCGGCCACGCTGGGCGTGGCACTGGTGGGGTTGTCGGCGTACAGTGCCGCGCGCACAGAGCCCATGCCCACGCCACCGATCTGGGCGGCGCTCATCCACTGGCTGCCCTGGCGCAAATCGGTGCCACTGGTGCCGACGTTGAACTCGAGGCCGTTCTGGCCCTGGCGGACACCGCTGACGTAGAAGTAGTGGCCTGGCGTGTCGAGAATCACTGGGTTGCCGTTGGCCGCGTCGGCGGCCACGTGGTTCCAATCCACCGTCGACTCGAGCTTGGTGGGAATGCCCATCTTGCCGAGCAGTTGCTGTTCGGACGACACGCCGGCCATGCCCGAATCGGCGGACCAGCCCACGCTGCTGGCGAGCTGCATCGCTTCGTTGGGCGTGGGATAGCGGCCGTAGGTGTTGGCGAACGCGATCGCGGCGGCCGGGCCACACGCGGCGTACGCGGCCTGCGCGCTCAACCCCAGGCCGAACTGCGAGGTTCTCGCAGCCGGCCCGCTGCCCAGTGGGTTGGTCAACGCGTCGGACGGCGTGGGCGCCAGGTTCGACGGTCGCCCGCCGATCCCATCCATAGGGCCGATGCCCACGCGCGCCGCGCCGTGGAATGGCCCCCAGCCGGATTTCGCCACGTTGCTGAGGGCGTAGTCGATGGCGGCAGCCGCGTTGTTGGGATCGCGGGCGTCGAGGCCCGTGGCCGCGGTGAACGCGTCACCCAGGCCGCTGACGGCATTGCCGCCCGGAGCGACGTCGCCGTAGTGCAACTGGAACGGTCCGAAGCTCGAGCCGGAGTCGCCCGGTCGCGCGCCTTCGGACAGGCCGCCCTCAGACATGGCCACGCGTACGGCCGTGTCGGGATCAATGCCGTAGCGAGCGGCACTGTCGCGCACGATGCTTTCCAGATCGCCGCCAGTGGCCTGATTCTGTTGGGTCTGGATGGGATTGGTGAGGGTGTCGCTACCCGTGGGCGCCGACCAGGTGGGCGTGGGTGGCGGTGGGGGTGACGGTGGGGGTGACGCTTGCGGCTGGGTGATGCCCTGGAGCTGGCGGAACGCTTCCCCGAAGGGGTTGCTGATCGTCTCGTCGGGCGTCGACGGCGGCGCTGGCGCGATCGGCTGCTGCGTCGGTGGCGGCGCGCCCGGAAAGACCAGCGGCGCGGTGACGGGTGGTGGGGCTGAGGTCGCTACAGGCGGAGGCTGGGACGCGTCAGTACTGGGCGTGCCCTCTGGAACGGTGCCGACTAAAGGGGCCGGTTGCGGTGCCGCCTGCATCGGTTGGGTGAGGCTGTCACTGGGGGTGGGCGTGTCCAGGGCTGGCGATGGCGGCACGGGTATGGGCTGCAGCTTGGCCACCTGTTGCGCCTGCCAGGCGTCGGCCACGGCGGCATTGGCCTTCTGTGCCCAAATATCCGCCTGAGCACCATTCATTTGCTCAGGCGTCAGCGCGAAGTTGACCGGCATCGGCTAGACCCCGCCGCTGCCCTGACCGACTCCCGACGATGCGTACTGTTTCAGCCAGTCATCGGGGCTGTAGCCCAATTTTGTTCCACCGGCTTTGAAGATCGCCAGTTCGGAGGGAGTCATTCGTTCAATAGACCCCGCTGCCAGTTGAGACGGCCCGCGCTGAAAGATGCTCCCGATCTGAGACAGCGCCTGGTCGGTGTTCATCCCGCCACCGGTGAGCCCGCTGGCCAGTGAGCCCATGGTCACCGGTGTGGCCTGCTGGTTGCCAACACCGTTGAACGAGGGCAACTGGGTATTGGTGGCCAGTGCCCCCAGAAATGAAGGCATCTGACCTGTGGATTGGGCACCTCTCAGGAAATCCGCGGCGTTGAAGACGTTGGACGGACCACCCAGGCTGGCAGCCGTGGTCAGGTAATTCAACCCCTGCGTCGAGTTGAACTCGCGCGCCGCCTCGGTGGGCGACCCGTTGTACATGCCGCTCAGGGCGGCATCCTGGGCTGTGCCAGCCAGCGTCCGGGTGCCGAGCGGTGTCGATGTCCCAGTGGGAACAGCCGACGTCCCACCCGTCGCGGCTGGTGCCGCGGCCACGGGTGGCGGGGTAAAGCTGATGCCCTGGGGCATGCCAAACGCCACGTTGCCGGACTGCGCATAGCCTTGCGCCCACTCGGATTGGGCGGTTTGCGCCGCCTGGGCCGCGCCCATGCCGTTCGCTTGCAGTTGCGGCACTCGCGCGGCCATCCACTGCGCCGAGGTGGGTGCTTGCCATCCCGCCCCGACTCCGGCGGCGCCGGCCGTGCCCATGCCCGACGGCATGCCGAACGCGACGTTGCCACTCTGAGCCAGGCCCTGTGCCCATTCCGATTGCGCCGTCTGCTGGGCCTGCTGGGGGCTCATGCCGGTCCCGACTAACTGCGCGGTGCGCGCCTGCAAATACTGGGCCTGTGTCGACGACCCACCCGCGGCGGCACCACCAGCACCGACACCGCCGATAGGCTGACCGTTGAGCATCTGCTGCGCGGCGCTGCCGGTCGGGGTAATGTCGGGTTGGTTGTAATAGCCCGTCAACGCGGCGACGGCGGCAGCGTTCGCCTGGGCCTGGGTCTGCTGAGCCAATGCCAGTTGGGCGCGAAACTGCTCGTCCTCGAGCGCCTGCGTCCTCTGGGCGATCTCCAGTTCGGGCAAGCCCTGCTGCTGCCACATCGCCTGCTGCTGTGCCAATGTGGCATTGAATTGACGGGCCGACTCGGCCAGGGCTTCACGCGTGGTGCCGGCGCTCTGGGCCGCCGATGCCAGGACGGCCTGTTGCTGGGCAGGGGTGCCGGGCAGATTGGGATCGTAGGCACCCCCGCCCGTGCTCTGACCGACTGCGCCACCACCGCCCCCGCCCGTGCCACCGTCGGGACTCACGCCGAACGTGCCCATGGCAGGCGTCCAGCCCTTGGCAAGCGCGTCAGCCGTCGAACTGA